ATAGGCGGTCGTATCGTTTGGGATAAATGTAACGAGGGAAGTGACCAGTCAGACGCAGAAATAGCATACTGCAGTATGAATAATAGGGTTGATATTTTTCACTATATGTGGCGAGGAATGTTCCAAGGGAAATCAATTACTGAAGGTACTACCCAACAGGGAAACAAGAGATTGAACGAAAAGCGTATCCACCCAACACAAAAGCCTGTAGCACTATATGAATGGCTATTAAGCAGATACGCAAAGCCTAATGACATTATACTTGATACTCATGTAGGCAGTGCGAGTAGTCTAATAGCTTGCTATAACACAAATCATAAATTTGTTGGATTTGAGCTTGACGAATACTATTACAAGGTATCAAAGCAGAGGTTAGATACCGAAATGGCACAAATGAGATTGAGTGATTTTATGGGAAATACAGAGAGGAAGTGATGAAATGCAGCAGATAACATTATTTGACATAATTAGAGAGCCAATAAAAATTACAAAGCCTATACGTCTTATAGAGTTATTTGCTGGCTGACCGGCTACGGAAGTCAGGCAATGGCACTAAAAAGAATAGGCGCTAAGTTTGAACATTACAGGGTTGTTGAGTTTGATAAGTATGCTATTGCAAGCTACAACGCAGTACACGGAACGAATTTTCCTACAATGGATATAACTAAGGTTCATGCAGAAGATTTGGATATCTGTGACACAAATACATTCACTTACTTACTTACTTACTCTTTTCCGTGTACGGACCTATCTGTTGCCGGGAAGCAAGCCGGTATGTCTAAGGGTAGCGGCACACGATCAGGACTTTTGTGGGAAGTTGAGAGAATACTAACTGAAATCAGAGATGGTGGCGGAGAGTTGCCGCAGATATTATTCATGGAAAATGTACCACAAGTACACGGAAAGAAAAATATTGATGATTTTGAGAAGTGGTTGGAGTTCCTGGAAAGTTTAGGTTACACGAACTATTGGCAAGATTTGAATGCTAAAAATTATGGAGTTGCACAGAATAGAAACAGGTGTTTTATGTTTTCACTCCTTGGCAATTATTCATATAGTTTTCCACGGCCTATACCACTCAAAAAGAAGTTGAAAGACTATCTTGAGGATAATGTAGATGAAAAGTATTACATAAATAATGAAAAGGCTGAAAAGCTGATAAAACAGCTTATTGACAATGGCACATTGCCAAATACAATCCCTAAGAGCAGAGCAGAGCAGAGCAGAGCAGAGCAGAGCAGACTTGCGTCGACGGAACAATCAATAAACCGCAGCGAAGAGAAATTGCAAACTGCATCAAGGCAAGATATGATGCAGGGATCTCAAATTTGCGGTCGGACGGAAACCTTGTTGTTAAAGGGAATGGTTGATAAAGATATTGAACCAACAGCATCCTTGACTGATGTTTCGACAACAATTATGGCAAGAGACTATAAGGGATTGAATAATTACGGAACGAACGGAGTAATTGAATGGAAGTATTAGGAAGTATATACACAGAAGTTTCAGACATATTTCAGAAAGGCATTATCGCGGGGGGTGTCTCCCGATGTGTCAAAGCTGAAAAACATGATTTAGGAGTAGTTATGGCAGATGTAAATGTTTTAGGCTCTCTTGAAGCAAAATTTGAGAGTACCAACAGAATTTATGATGTGGGGGGTGTAGTCCAACATTGAGTACAATGCAAGGTGGCAATCAAGAACCGAAAATTCTTGAATCAAGGCAATTAGGATTTATGGATAATGGTACAGGAAAGCACCAATCGAACACAGTATATGATGAAAATGCGCTTTGCCCTAATATCACAACAGTTGAGGGCGGCGGTACACAACAGATTAAAATATGCGAAAGCCAGATAGTTGCTATGCGTGGCAGAAATCCTGATAATCCGTCAGATAGAACTGTGGGAAGTCCGACAGAGCAGAGATTAGAGGTAAATATGCAAGGCACAAGTAATTGTTTGACAAGTGTGCAGAAAGATAATCTTGTTATGGAAAGCCAAGTATTAACACCCAAGCGCACAGAATATGGCAAACAGATACGAAAAGCATATGAAAGCGGGCAGATACAAGAAAGTAGGCACAATATGACGGAATTGGAACCTAGACAGGACGGCGTGTCTAACACACTTACAACGGTACAGAAAGATAATTTATTGCTTGAAAAACCTTTATTGTTAGGTGGAGTTGGAAAAGAAAACGAGTTTGGAAAACAGTATAGACAAGGGAATAGAGTATACAGTTCTGATGCTTGCGCCATGGCATTAGGTTCGCAACCAGTAGGAAATGCTGGTGGGAATTCATATCTATATAATGTCGGATATCGTATCAGAAAGCTGACACCGAGAGAGTGTGGACGTCTGATGGGTGTATCTGATGAAGATATTGACAAAATGGCAGCAGTCAATAGCAATACGCAGTTATATAAGCAATTTGGCAATAGCATCGTTGTAGATGTTATGTGTGCCATGTTTAGGAATTTGAACATTGAGCAGGAGTGATTAAATGGTAAAACTACTATCACCGTGCATGGATTGTTATGATAGGTATATCGGTTGTCACGGTATATGCGACAGATATAAGGCATATACAGAAGCACATGAGAAGCTTAAAGAGAGTATTCGAAAGCAGAAATTTGTGCATAATTCTATAAAAGATATGCATAAGGAACAATATGAGCGGTACAAGAGAAATCGTCACAAAGAAAATTAGGAGTGTGATTGAAAATGAGCAAAAGCAAAGAAGAACAGGCAAGACGTGAAGGAATGTCATATGCACTTAGATACGCAAGGGAACACGGCTTAGATGCCTTAGAATACGATTTAAGAAAACGTGGAGCATATAACATACCTGTACGGATTGATGATAAGGCATTGCAAGAGTTTACAGACAACGCCAAGAACATGATGCTTGACACGATTCTGATTCTGGCATCTGTAACACTGCATGATGAATTTGGATTCGGTAGAGAGCGCTTAAACCGGTTTAAGAAGCGGTTTAATTTTAAGGCAGAGTGTATCGGCGAGAACTATACCGATTGGAACGATCAGATATCAATATTAAAGGAAGAGTGCGGATTGGAATATTCAATTCGCATGAACGAAAAGGATGTGAGATTAAAGTGATTATTATTGATTCAAACGTAGTTACAAAGAGCGTTGAAAATTATGGTGCTGATTTACAGACGACAGTATGCATGGAGGAATGTTCGGAGCTTATACAGGCAATTAGCAAGAAGAAGCGTGGCAAGGGCAGCAGAGACAACCTCATTGAAGAAATGGCGGATGTTATGATCTGTATGGATATTCTGAAACAGGTGTACGGAGTATCTGATAGTGAGATTCAGAATTATATATGCAAGAAGCAGGATAGATGTGTCGGGAGAATGAAGAGTGATGAATCATAGGAAGTGGAAAAAGGCATATAAGAAGCGGTATGGAATACGGCCGATTATCTTCCTTGACAAGAAGCGCAAGGATAAGGCTATGTCTCTGATACGTGATTATATGTCACAGGTTACGATTTACACGCCGGAGAATCAGTATTACCGGGAACTTGGATGCTATTACAACGAGACTTCGATAGATGGCAAGAAATCAATGCTTAAAGCGTGGGAAGGAGGTGTGGTAGATAATGACGATTGATGAATCAATAGAAAGATTTAAAGCCTTGGCAGAAAAGGGGCATATTATATTTTCAAAAGACCCTGATATTGCTGAAAAATTAAACAAAGAATATAGGCAAGTTGCAGAATGGCTGGAAGAACTGAAAGCATACAGAGAACAGCATCAGGCATTGTGTGATGCATACGATGTAAATACAGTTGAAGATATTTACGACAAGGCGATTGACGATTTTATCAAATCGGTAGATAAACATTGTGGATATTACGCCGGAGAATGCAAGAATCTTACGCGTGATGATCTTCTTAAAATTGAAGAAGATTTGAAAAATACATAGAAATCTTTGAGGAGTGATGATTTTATGAGTGGATGGATAAAACTTCACAGGCAGATCCAGGAATGTTTTTTATGGAGAATTAAAGAACCATTCGATAAAAGAAGCGCATGGATTGACTTGTTGCTTCTTATGGAACACCAAAACAAAAATCTTATGATTGATGGAAAGATCGAGACGATTAAGCGTGGTTCCTATATGCTTAGTATAGAGAAATTGTGTGATCGTTGGATGTGGTCTAGGAACAAGGTTAAGCGTTACTTGGATGTGCTCGAGCGCGAACATATGATAGTCACTAGACGAACCAACAAAGGAACACTTGTAAGCGTAGTAAATTACTGTGTTTATCAGAACCAAGAGAAACAAGGCGAACCACCACACGAACCACCACTTGAACCAACAGACGAACTAGCACTCGAACTAGCACTCGAACCACCAGGCGGACTACCAGACGAACCACAAATAAAGAATATAAGAAATAAAGAAGATAAGAATATATATATAGTATCTAACGATACTATATGTCAGACACAAGATTTCAGACGTGTTGTGGATAAGTGGAACGAACTTGAAAAATACGGAATTGCGTCAATCAAGAAATTGACAAGCGGTTCTAACAGGTGCCGGATGCTGAATGCGAGAATTAAACAGTTTTCACTTGACGACGTTTTAACTGCAATTGAGAACATTAAGGATAGCAGTTTCTTGCAAGGAAAGAGTGATAGCCGACGCCCTTGGGTAATTACATTTGATTGGTTTGTAAAACCGAATAACTTCCCAAAGGTTTTAGAGGGTCAGTATTCGGACAAGAAAGACGGTCAAAACAGATCAGGTCAAAAATCCGTAACTGATATGCAGTTAGATTCGCTTGCAGAACGCCAAAAACAGAGCGTTCCGATTATGAGCGACGAAGAAATAAATAAAATGTTTGGAGAGTGATGTGATATGGAGAGATTGACAGAAAGAATAGATAATGTTCCGGATGGAGAATCTGGCGTGTGGGTAAAAGAACACGATTATGTATCAGCTGCGGAAAAATTAGCTGAATATGAAGACTTAGAGGAACACGGCAGACTTATAAAATTGCCGGTGAAAGATGACACGACAGGACATAGAGAATGTGTTCATATAAAGTCTGCATGCTACCACGAGGATTACAAGTGTTCAGAATGCCCTCTTACTGAATTATTTTGTGATGAATTTTACAAAGCAATAGATAGGTGCTACGAGGAAGCATACGCTAGTGGATGTCTCGCAGGCATAGAGCTAGGCAAATCCGAAGCAGAAGCAAAACTGAAAGAATTGAGAGGTGAGAATGAATGACCGTAAATATAGTGAAACCTAACATGCTTTGTCTGGAATACAGGCAAGAAAAAGAAGATAAGGACTATGGTTCATGTTTGTGGGCGAGATTTACATTTAATCTTGATCGGTACGAACTCACCATCACTTCTGATTGTGGCAATTACGGATATAAATGGGTAGAAACACCGAAAAGTGAGAGTTTCCTTGAACTTATGGCGAGGTGTGATGAGGGGTATATCCTAGATAAAATATATGGAAGTCCTGATGTTTTTGACTATGAAGAAACCAAAAAAATATTTTATGAATATGCAGACGATGATAGCGAAAAGAAAGAACTTGATCGAATATTTGAGGAAATAGAATGGTGTGGTTATCCACATACAGATGATGAATTTATAAGAGTATTTGAAGAAGAGAGCAGTTACGACAATGTATGGGAATATATTCAATATTCTTATCCAGCAAATGTGTTAAAAATTGTTTCTGTTTTTGATGAATGTATCAGACAAAAGATAGAAGAAATTATTAAGAATTGAGAGGTGGAGAATATGAGTGATATTGGAAAAGCAAAGTCACAGACCAAAGCCGACAGAATAAGGAATATGTCGGATGAAGAGTTAGCAGAGTTTTTAGATATTGTCGGAGAAGATGGTATTTCCTCACAGTATGCGGACATTCCGTGCGATTGTTGCTGTGAAAAAACGGAATGTTCTAAATGCTGGAAAGAATGGCTTCAGTCAGAAGCAGAATAGGAGAGAACATGGAAGATAGATATTTATTCAAGGCAAAGAGAGTTGATAACGGAGAATGGGTGCAAGGCTATTTATATGGCATTTGGGAAAAGAGATATATTCTTTGGGGGATGACAAATGATGTTCCCAATATGATTGAAGTAGACCCATCCACAATCTGCCAATGCACAGGCTTAAAAGACAAGAATGGAAAGCTGATTTTGGAGAATGATGTTGTAAAAAAAGGATTTTACATAGATTATAATTCTGTATATCAAGAAGAATATGTCCCGTCTGTAATTTCTGAGGAATACGTTGGTACTATTAAGTTTGAGCATTTTGCATGGGCTGTTGGAATATTTAATGATCATCTTAAATGCATATTACCTATTTGTGAATTGTCGGAACATTCGGAAGATATAAAATATTTTGAAATTGTCGGCAATATATTTGACAACCCCAAATTATTAGAAAGCGAGGGAAATTAAATGAATATAGGAGTTGCTTGTGCAATAGTTCATAACATAAATTCTGAAAAATATTCAGAAGATGAAAAAATTGAAGCATTAAAAATGTTCTTAGAAATGCCAACACACAATGGAACGACTAAAGAACAAATTATTAAAGCATTTCGGTGGTTTTGGAATTTTTGTATTGAAGAAAGCGAGGGATAATATGACAGAGAGTGAAGCTATTGAAGAACTGAAATATGATTGTAATGAACTTGGTAAAGCAATCCCTTGTGATACTTCATGGGGATGTTCTTTTGAAAATGCTTATGAAATGGCAATACAGGCACTTGAAAAGCATATACCGAAGAAACCGATATATATCGCAAATTTAGGTTATGCGGCATTATGGCTATGCCCGGTATGTGAAAGAAGAATAGTTAGAAGCGATTTAAAGTACTGCCACCAGTGTGGTCAAAAGTTAGATTGGAGGGATGAAAATGAGATTGATTGATGCAGATAATATTTACAATGTTGGAGATTTCGTCATATTGCATGAAGATGGTAATGCTTATGTACCACTTGCTGATTTATGTAAAATAATTGATATTCAACCGACCGCTTATGAGGTGGATAAGGTTTTGGAGCAGTTAAAGGAAGCATCATACGAACGTTTTGGGAATGACGGCATGGGAGGAGAACTTGTAGTTAATTTGGATGATGCGATCGAGATTATAAAGGGCGGTGGAGAAAATGAATGATTTAATTACTCGAAAATCTATAATGAGACTTTTGCGCGACTTACGTATTGATAATATGCAAGTCAATGGCAAAAGCATTTTGACGCATATAAGAGAAATTCCAACAGCAATCAACGTAAATCGAGTAATCGGAAATTTGAACGCAGAAGCAGATATATCCTGTGAAAACTTTGATAAATACGCAAGAGAAGTTGCTATTTCCGAAAATGAAAATACGTTTTCAGCAGGACTCATCAGGGCGGTAGAAATTATAAGGGAGTGTGAATCAGATGGGAATGGTTGATGAACTACGACGGATGCGAGCAGAGAGCGCAAGCAGAAATTTCAAACCGGACTATAAATGCCCTATCTGCAAAGACACACACATTGTAATTGTTAAGGATTCAGATGGCCGGTCAGTAGCAAGAGATTGTGATTGCATGGCGCAAACCGTATATCGTAGATTGATGCGTGCAAGCGGAATTGATGCGGAAGATGTGAATGTCAGATTTAATGATTTTCAGACATTTAACGAACAGGAATTACAGATTGCGAAAGCAACCGCTGCTAAGTATTGCAAGGATTTGCCGATGCAACGATATCAGAAAAATAACAGTTTATTACTTACCGGACTTCCGGGAAGAGGAAAGACAATGTTAGGCTTTTGCGTTGCTAACCAGCTTATCAAGAATGGCACACCTGTTCAGTATGTGAGTTACCGGGATGCAATTACAAGGTTGAAGCAGAATATTACAGACAACGTGGAGTATTCAGAAGAGATAAACCGCATGAAGAATGTGAGTGTTCTGTTCATTGACGATTTATTCAAGGGTAGAAGCACAGACAGCGATAAAAATATCATGTACGAGCTTATCAATCACAGATACTTGAAGCGGTTACCTATGATCGTTTCGACAGAGAAATATCCGAAGGATTTACTTGCTGTGGATGAAGCAATCGGTAGCAGAATCATTGAGATGTCTAAGGGTTATGTGGTCGAGTTCAAAGAAAGTGGCAATTACAGATTGAGGTAGTATTTATGGATGATGATTAAGAAAGGAGTTTTGAAGATGGCGAGAAAAAAAGGATTTGGAGTAAGCCCAATCACAAACAAAATTTTTTATGGAACGCAAGACACAGAAAAACAGATGTGGGTTGGCGATAAAACAGATGTTACAGATGATGTTATAGCTGCTGTATATGAATGGTTTATTGGTAACATGGAAAATGAACACGGAAAGCGCACAGAGTATTCAATCACATACCCGGATTCCGATTATGAATTGGTTATGCGGAAGAAAGAGTAAAAATTCAGAGAAAGGAGGCAGATAGATTTGTCCGGACATAAATCGCGATTTGCTATCCTTTAAAACTATGAGTAGTACATATCATAAAAATATTGCAGAGGGAAGATGCGGTCAATGTGGGAAAATCAATGATCGACCTAATAAAGCCGTGTGTTCTGAATGTGCGAAAAAAGACGTTATAAATCAAACGGAGACGCGAAATTGGTATAGAGATCACGGATATTGCCCGCGATGTAAAAAAAATAAGCTTATGGGGCAAGAAAAAACATGCGTTGAATGCAGAGCAAAGAATGCAGAAAAAGCAGAATTAAAAAGAGAATTAGATAGGGAATCGTATAACAATTCTATATCTTCCTATCATAAATCTATTTATGACAGGAGAAAAGAACAGGGTTTATGCCCTGTTTGTGGTAAAACAAATAAAGAAAAAAGATACGTTACATGTAATAATTGCCGGAATAAAAAGAACAGCAGGACAAAACCTAAAACATTAAGAGATGAAAGAGAGAAAGGCGGATTGTGCATTTGGTGCGACCGACCTGTTAAAGACGGATATAAAATTTGCGAAATTCACTATCAGATGAATTGCGAAAAAGCAAAGAAAGCAAACAGAGACTATCTAAGAAAGAGTAACAAGGCATTATTTATTAAATATTAAAGGAGAAATGGCTTATGAAGTTTAGTAGACTTACTAAGCCGGAAATTGAGGGGATTCTTACTAAAGCAAACTTTACGGACGAAGAAGAACAGATTTTTAGAATGTTGTGTCGGGGAAGCACAATATCGGAAATAGCATATAGGATGTCTATATGCGACAGGACAGTAAACAGGAAAATTAGTTGCATACGAGACAAGATATCTCGTGTTGAAGGAGATGGTGATAAATGGTTATAGTAACCATCGAGGGTAAGGAGATTGATGTTGAAAATATTGAATTGCCAGATGAAGTGTTAAGGATGATTGCAGAAGCGATTGACAGTAAATAAAGAATGAACTAAAATGTGTCGCAAGTGTAGTAATGCGGCACATTTTTGATAGGAGGTATAAAAAATGGAATGTGTTGCATACATGCGTGTCTCGACAGAAAAACAGGCAGAAGAAGGAAACGGACTTGAAAGCCAAAAGCGAGACATAGAATTGTATTGTAGAAAAAACGAATTGATTATTTCTGATTGGTACATTGATGACGGATATACCGGTGCTAATATGAATAGGCCGGAGTTGCAAAGGCTAATAAACGATTGCGGCAGAAAACGTGTGAAATGTGTTGTCGCATTCAAACTTGATAGATTGTCAAGAAGTATGGTTGACGGAATATACATGATTGAAAGAGTTTTTCAACCCAACAACGTGCAATTTAAGTGCGTTCACGATTCAATATCTTATGACAGTCCGATGGAGCAGGCATATACTCAAATGATGGCTGTATTTGCACAGCTTGATAAGAATACTATGATGCTTCGTATGCGTGGAGGAATGCTGGAACGTGTCAAACAAGGGTATTGGATGGGTGGAGGGAATACGCCTTATTGTTATACATACAGCAAAGAAAAAGGCATATTGATACCAATTCCGGAACGAGCAGAACAAGCGAACAAGGCTATTGATTTGTTTATCGCCGGAAATTCCGATGTAGCGATTCAAAGAATTTTAGGATATACAAGCGAATTGGTTGTAAGAAGCATATTGACAGGTGTTGTAAACATAGGGATGATTCCGTATAAAGGGAACATATACCAAGGACTTCACGAACCTATTTTTGATAAAGATAAGTTTGAGATGGCACAGCAAATAAGAAAATCAAGAAGAAGCAAAAAATCTTATTGCCAAAACCTTACTCCCAATATGCTTACAGGTCTGTGCTATTGTGGAGTTTGCGGTTGCAAGATGCGTTATCAAAAATGGACGAATGGAGTTAGAAAGATTTATTGCTGCTCACGGAATAAGGATTTGTACTATCTTCCGAACTTTAACAACGATTGCGATAACTCTATAGAATGGGCGGATAATATCGAGAATATTGTTGAATCGGAAATGCTGAAAATATCTGTAAATCTGTCAAAATATAAGCCAAAAGAAAAAGAAAATAAGATAGACATAATGCAGTCGCAGTTAGATAAGGAAAAATCAAAATTGAAACGGCTGTATGAATTATACGCCGACGGAAACGATACAGTCTTAGATATGATAAAAGATCAGGAATCAAAAGTAAAAAACCTCGACGATTCAATCAAGGAAGAACAAAAGTCCGGAGACAACAATCCGAAAAAGCAATTTGTTTACGAGAATATTAAAAAACTTGCCGATGTTTGGGACGACATCGACAAGCCAGCTAAAAACAAGATATTAAAGACTATAATAGACAAGATAATTATAGTCAACGGAAATGTGGAAATTCAATTAAAGAATTTTTAGCACCTACTATACGCCGTGGGTATGGCATATAGTACGTTCTGATACGCCGTATTTACTACACTTTTTAATATAATAATTTATTTCGATGTCGCTAAAGTGTCATATATTTGTCGCTTTAAGCGTCTTTTTTTATGCAAAAATTAAATCATAAAGGAGTGATACTTTATGTTTACGGACGAGATTTTAACAAAAATATTTGCGCATCCAGCAATTATGAAGCTGGACTTAAATACACAATCGGCGGTCGTTCACGCGATCGAAAACATTATGGACGAGGAGGAAAAGCAAAATGCAGATGAATCCGTATCAGATGCCACAGGTGAATAGTTATGCGCCACAGTATCAACAATATCAACAGGCGTATAACCCTATGCAGAACATTCAGAGATTCCAGCAACAGCAACAGCCGGAGCAGATTCAACAGGGAATATTCGGTAAAGTCGTGCAGTCACAAGATTCTATCGTTGCCAATGATGTTCCGATGAATGGAAGCGTTGCATTTTTCCCAAAGAGTGACTTGTCGGAGATTTACGCGAAGCAATGGAGCGCAGATGGAACAATCTCTACAATGGTTTTTAAACCGATTCAAAATGATAACCATAACAAGTTATCACAAGATACAGAAAAATTGAAAATAGGGCTATCAGACGAAGCCACAGAGATATTTAACAAGCACTTTGACACATTGTTTTCGAAGATGGAAGAACTTGAAAAGAAAATTGACGAGAAATCTTTGACTAAGACTAATGCAAGAACAAAAGTTAGTCAAGATTAGTCTTAGTTTAGTCATATATTAGTCATAAAAAGTAATAGGATGGTGGTTTTATGATGAATCAAGGAATTATGCAGGCAATAAATAAATTAAAGGCAATCAAAAATCCGCAACAGGCGGCTATGCAAAGCCTTCAAAATGCGGCAAGTCAAGGAAACCAGATGGCAAGTAGCATTTTGCAAAATATTCAATCCGGCAATATGGCTGGAGTGGAGCAAACGCTTAATAACTTTATGGGCGAAAATGGAATCAGCATGAACGACATAAATCAAATGTTTAGATAAATCTAGTACATATTAGGGTTTTGTCCGGACAGAGTAAAAACCAAGGTTCCCTATTTGTAAATAAACAAATGGAGGTAAACTAATATGTTTAGTAACGGAGTAAGCCTTGCTGACATCGCGGCAGTAACAGGCAACAACAGAGACAATGATGGTATGTGGGGCAATGGCGCATGGTGGATTGTCATTCTTCTTATCTTCGGTTGGGGCGGTTTTGGCAACAACGGATGGGGAAATGGAAATGGAATGGGTTCTACATCCGCCGCTTATACAGACAGCGCAATTCAGCGCGGATTTGACAATCAGGCTGTTATCAGCAAACTTGATGGAATCACAAACGGTCTGTGCGATGGATTCTATGCTGTAAACAACAGTATGCTTACAGGTTTCAACGGAATCAACACCAATATCATGCAGACAGGCTATGGCATCCAGCAGGCAATCAACGCTGACACAATCGCAAATATGCAGAACACAAATGCATTGCAGGCACAGCTTGCAAACTGTTGCTGTGAAACTCGTGAAGCTATTCAGGGCGTAAACTACAATATGGCAACTAACACTTGTGCATTGCAGAACGCAATGAATAACAACACAAGAGATATTATCGACAGCCAGCAGGCAGGAACGAGAGCAATCCTTGACTATTTATGCACAAAAGAAAATGCGGATTTGAGAGATAAGGTGCAGAAACTTGAACTTTCTGCTTCACAGGATAGACAGAACGCACTTCTGACTACTGCAATGACAGCACAGACAAGTCAGATTATCAATTCTGTAAATCCAACCGCAATCCCGGCGTATGTTGTTCCTAACCCAAACACATATGTGCCATACGGATGCGGATGCAATCAGAGTTGCGGATGCTAATCACAACAGAATAATTGAGTATCTTAATTGAGTTTAATTCGATTATGTCTGCTATGCAGTATTACTTATAAACCAAGGGCAGACTATAATGTTTGCCCTTATTTTATGGATAGGAAGATGTAACAATATGGATGAAATCAAAGAGAAATTTATCGAAGCGATCAAGAAGATTGATTTTGAAAAGCTTAGTGTAAATGAGCTTAAAACTGTTTCTGAAATCACAGAAACGATGGATAAGCTTTCAAAAAAAGACTATATGGAAACCTTGGTTGAAACCATTAAATCAGGTAAGGGTGATTCTGAAACCAACGTTCCAAAATCAATAAGCGAATTGAAGTAAGGAGGAATATTATTATGGCAGAATTTACAGGAATTGCATTACAAACTGTTGCAGCCGGAGAAGATGTCGCTTTGACAGAAACACCTGTATGTGGTAGCAAGTGCATTGTTCATAGACAGGGAAGTGGTATTGTCAAGTTGAGAGGAATCACAAATCAATGCAGAGCAAGATTCCTTGCATCGTATTCCGGAAACATTCAAATCCCAACAGGCGGTACGGTAGAAGCTATTTCGCTTGCACTTGCGGTAGATGGCGAGCCTTTACAATCAACAAGAATGGTTGTAACACCGGCAGCGGTTGAAAATCTGTTCAACGTATCAGCGCAAGCATATATCGACGTACCTTGCGGATGTTGCAGTACAGTAGCGGTGCAAAATACATCTACACAGGCTATTGAGGTTCAGAACAGTAATTTGATTGTTGTTCGTGAAGCGTAGGAGGTGATCTGTATGCATGAGTTTGCAAAGAAAATTATGGAATGCGTAAAAACGAACGCTGAATCTATCGGTCTTGACAATTTCAGCGGTCAAAGCCTTGACGACTTAAAGGATTGGACGGAGATTGCAAAGAACATTGTCTGCTATGACAAAGACTACAAAATTGTGGAAGCAATGAAAAAGTCAGAAGATAATGAGGATATTATGCGTATGCTTGAACAGTACGAAGATTATCCGGAACGCAGATTCTACGATCACTATAGATATGCAGATGGAAGATTCGCACCGAAAGGACGTGGAACGTATCAGCGTGGGTATAGTGAGCCGTATTACCACATGACACCGGAAATGTATCGTGATATGGATAGAGATTCGCGTGGCAGAATGTATTACACGGAAACAAACATGAACGATGGTGGAACAAGTAATTCGCGCATGAGCGAGAGTAATTACGACCGCGCAAAACGTAATTACACGGAAACAAAAGAAATGCACCGCGCAAATACGCCACAGGACAAGGAAGCAAAGATGCGTGAGCTTGAAAAGTACATGAAGGAGCTTTCAGCAGACATTACAGATTTGATGTCCGGTATGTCACAGGAAGAAATGAACATGGCGAAGTCAAAACTTACGACACTTGTAAGCAAGATGTAATTTACACAACAGGCTATGGGTGTAACGCTCATAGCCTTATTTGAGGTATATAGAAATGGTATTCACAATAAATGGGGGAAATTGGATATTGCAATTTGTACGTCCGAATAGCGAAAAATTGCGGCGATCTGATGGCGTATATACGTTGGGCGTTACCGACAATAATACCAAGAAGGTTAGCATTGCAAGAGGTATGTCTGATTATATGACAAACAAGGTGCTTTGCCATGAATTAGTGCATTGCTATTCGTTCTCTTATGATTGCCATATTGATATGCCGACAGAAGAGATAATCGCTGATTTTATGTCTCTTTATGGTAGAGATATTATATACCTTGCCGATAGTATTATGAGTAATTTTATGGAGAAAAGATATGGATAAGATAGATGAAATTCTTAAATATGTGCAACGGACAAACCCGGAAATGACACGCGATAAGTTGATAGAAGAGTTGGGGAAATGCGATTATTCTGCAAAATCTTTGATATTTGGATTTCAAAATGTGTCAGATGGGTCTACGAGAATTTAATATCTCCCTATGTTATTAGAAATTGCCACGACCAAAGAAAAATAATTTTCAGAATTTTTTCAAAAAAATTTCGATTTTCTAAATTTTAGTCCGGCAGAATTTGAACGCCCCTATGTTTCCTAAATATTCCCACGACCATCAAAAAATTTTTTCACAGATTTTGGTCGGAAATTTCACGATTTCACAATTTCAATGCCTGTTTTTTGATCTCCACCGGTCGGCTGATCTTGGGCGATTTCTTCCGGGGCCTGTCCGGGCTCGTGCTGATCGTTTGCGCTGATCTTTTGCGGATCGCTGGCATATTGCAAAAATTCCAGATATACCGCTGCGCCGGTTTGGGTGTCCTGATCTTCCGACATGCTCCGGCGATGGAATCCGGGCGCACTTCTCCGGGTGTCTGTCTTGCTGATCTTGTCCGGGCGTGGTTGCAGAATTTCAAAGCGCACAAATTAAAGGCTATAACAAGCGAATATTTGCACCTGTGAACGCGTAGAACGCCCACAGAGCCACGCGAACCATACAAGGCATATAAATACACTTATGGATATAATTAAGGCTATAATATGCCTATATCGTCAAATTGTCAAGGTACGAAAAGAAGCCGAAAAAATCCCGGCTATTGCTTTTCATATTCTTTTATTGATTCATCAACCCGATCAAATGCGCGCATGATGTCCGCGTTTGCTTTGCTTCCGCTTATTTCTCCGCGTTTCAAAGCATCCAAGGATGCTATAATATCCTTGTATTGCTTGTTTGCTTCCTGTAGCAATTTATCGCATTTCATAATAAAGCCCCCTTTATCTTAATATAATACGCCCAAAAAGAGCGAAAAACCGCCGCCGGTATCGCTCCGGCGTGCATCCTCTGCGGCGGTTAATTTGCTTTTACTTCTGCTCTTAAAATCTCAATAGCTTCTTGTGTTGTGTGTTCCCTGTACCACTTCCAAGGCTTTTTATATGCTTTTGCAAGCGCAAAGTCTTCATGTTTTTCTGTCAAAATGCTTCTAACTTCTAAAAATGCCTTTTTCGCTTCTTCTAATCTGTTCATAATGTTTTTACCTCTCTTTTATTTATTCCCTTCCGGGTAAAAGCAAGCCGGGGAATCGAACCCCGGAACGTTGCACCGTTTGCACTTGCCTATTATGCGATTTTTTCAACTGCTTTTCTTTTCCGTTCGTTTTCGCGCTCGGATATGCTAGAATCATCAAAAGCAATGATATATCCATCTTTTTTTAGTTCTGCGGCCATTTTGAACGGGTCAATATCCGTAAGCCTAACTATATATTCAATCACTATAAACCGAATACATCCGCCTTTATTTACCGGCTTTTTTATATACTGCTTGTAATGCTCGAAAATTCTACTTTTCTTTTGTTCTTCTGTTTCAATTCTCATAAAATCAACCATCCTTTCATTGTTCGCCCTGTCTCATCGGTGCAGGTGGGGCAGTTCCTGCAGACGGTGGAACGTTCCACCGTTTCGACTATTTCACTTGTTCCAAGTTCAAAACCTCGCTTTCGTTTATCCGGCTTGTCTCATCAGTTGCAAGGTTGCCAGCCTATGCAAGACCGCCACGCGGGCGGTTTCGACACTAATTTTTTGATAATTCCAAGGTATCAATATTTCCCTTTTCGATCTCTTCGATGATCTCCTTGATCTCTCCGAAGAAGTCACCGTCATTCTGTGTGTCATATGTGTAATTGTCGTTATACTGTTTTCCACTGATCTTGATTGTGTATTTCATATTTTTTTCCTTTCTGGTCTGCCATCATCAGCACCGGGAGACCGTCCCGCGGTGGACGCTCCAAGATCGGAGCGTTTCGGCTAATCAATAAATTTTTCTAACTGTTCATCCGTCATTTTTTCAACTTCTTTTCTTGCTGTGATCGGTTCAATTCCTAATTCTCCGACCATGAAAGCAAATACCATATTTTCTAAAATAGATCTTTCCATGTCTTATGCCTCCTTAACTATGAAATCCTTTTCAGCTCTGCGCGCCTGATCTGGTGTCATTGCTACAACTCCAATTATTGTCTTAGTCGCTTTGTCTGTGATCTTGTAATTTTTCATATTTGATTCCTTCCTTTCGTTTGGTGCTTGGTTTCTTAACTTGGTTTTACTATATCACTTTCAAAAGTGATAGTCAAGCGTTTTTATAACTTTTTTTAGTTATATTTTTTCTTGACTTTTTCGCCACCATATTATAATATAGAAAACAAGCAAATAATCACGGAAGGAGGGTATAAGATGCTCAAATATAAATTTAATGTAGGCGATGCGCTGGATCGTGCCGGGTTCACTTCTTACAAGGCAAAAACAAGCGGAATACTAAGCCAAGACACGCTAAAGAAGATCAAGAAGGAAGATACAAACATATCGCTAAAGGCAATCAATAGCTTGTGCATGATCTTAGACATGCAGCCCAAAGATCTACTTATATATGAAGAGACAGACGAAGAAAAGGAGCAGAAAGAAAAGCTTTAATATTTTTTGGAATATCACTTGACAAAGTGACAAACAAGCGGTATTATAAGACCAAACAAAAACGAAAGGCAGCCGAACGGCTGGAGGGTGGTAATTATGAAATACGAAGAAATGACGATGGACCAGATCGACGAGATCACGAGAAGGGGCGGCGATCAGCTCCGGAAACTCAACAAAGCCGTTGCTGATTATCTGGACGGGTTGAAGCTGAGCGACAAAGCACGCGAGCAGATCAGTCAGACAGATATCAATAATATGGCGGATGTATTCGGTGGTTGCTTCACTTCTGAAGAAGTGGAAGAAGTTGTAAAAAGTTATTGTGAAGATTAGAAAGTGGCGGTATTTATGATTAAAAGATTAGAAAAAGCGGTAAAAGATTTAGAGAAGAGAACAGGCTCAAGGCTAGCTATAAAGGACTATGACTATGTTGATGGAGGGATGCAGCAAATGACTTTTCCGGGTGCAAGGTATGCGCTGTGGTGTTATGCGCATACATATATCAACGCGGACGGGGAGAAATGCACCATGGGATGCAGTGGAGACGGAACAGTTATTGGACATTTTGGAACGCAGGCGGAAGCGTGCGACATGATAAACAGCGGAGAATTTGACAACAGGCTAACTAATTTTATGTATGAAAGAATAACCGGCGCCTATTAATAGGCGCCGGCTCCAATGTGGTTAAATTGTGCAAATAAATATAAATAATTTATTTGACATTCCAATATGGTTATATTGGTTGATAAATTGAATAGATTTATTCAACATTCCAATATGGTTATATCGTGCTTATAATATACCCTTATATTATTTATTTGTCAATAATTAAATTATAATATATCGTATTGACAATATATATTATATAGTTCTATAATATACACGTTTTATATTAAAGGTAAAGGGCTATAGTTCCCTTTTATATTATTCTTGGTATGTTATACATGACAGGAAAGCGGCTTCCATAGTCGCTTTTTGTTTATATATAAATATATGCCTGATAGACATATAAAAGCCATATATACAAGATATAGAGCCTATAATGGTATAAATCATTGACATATACTTGATATAGTGGTATAGTATAGCCAATTTATAAAGCTTGTATATCTGCTATGTACAGATGCGCCCGGAGTACATAAGCAGCCAAGCCAAGGCAAGAGGGCGCAAATAGGAAATTTTCGCCGGTTAGATTTATTTCTAGCCGGCTTTTTTATTTGCCGGAGATCAGGAAGGGAGACGCGAACATGGCGAAGATCAAGGAGCAGGAAAGCGAATATGCGCAGGCGATTACATGCGTTGAGGATATGCCAGCGGTCGCTTCTGACATAGTATCCAAATATTGTGATGTAAATAGTGTAGATGAATCAGATATATATCCAAGTATTTGGAATGACATTATCACAGAATTATATATTAAATTATTTAGACCGTGTAATAGATTATTAAAGACAGATAGTAATATGTATAATCAATATGATGTAGATAAAGTATTGTATATATATAATAATATATATAAAAGATTATGCAATAAACATTGTCAAGAGATATCACAAAAAGGATTTATAGATATGTCTGGGATAGATAAGCAAACTCTGTATAATTGGAAGGCGCCAAGCTCTTCAAGTTTCGACTTGCAAGAAAAAATCATGGAAGACAACGAAGAAAGCCTTTTTTCGCTCATGAAAGACCGGCGCAATAACCCGATGAAGATACTTCCGAAGCTGAACAAGGTCCATGGCTGGAGTATGCCAGGAGCGAGAGACAGAGCCGACACGAAACAAGCCTTAACCGCTGCTGATCTTCCGCAGTTAGGCAAGCAACTACAAGATATAGCACAGATAGAAGCAAAACCACAAGATATAGTGATTGACAATGTAAAAACAGAGTGTACTTAGTTTTTACATTCAAATATTCGGTTTTATTTGTGCAAAATGACAATGGATCAGGCGCAGCGGATCAGCTCCAACAGGGGGTGGGGGTTTGACAGGACCCGGGAAATGCCCCTACTAAGCACCCCAAACATTTTTCAAAACAAAAAGCCCTATTATATATAATATAAATATATAGAACCATTACACATATAATAAATAATTAAATTATATAAACGTAATACATATATGATTGTTATATATAAGGGTTTTACAGGCAACGTAAAAGGAGTGAATAACCATGAATGAAGGCTACGGAACAGCATTTTGATTTCTAAAAATTTTCAAAAAATAAAAAGACGAGGTAGAAGAAGCATGATAACGTATCGAGACATACACCGGCTCCGTTCTACAGGATATAAGGTGTGCAGAATCACAGATCGAATTTATCTGGTGTCTTTGTACTCAAGGCAAGAATACGACGGAAACCCGGTATCAACGATTGCAAAGTGGATTTTATCTCACGTATACGCAATACGTATAGTTAAGAGGTGGATATGATGAGCGAATGTGGAGTAATAACAAGAACTGTAACAGATAATGTCAATCATCCTTCGCATTATGAGACAGGAAACTTCGAGTGCATTGATGTAATGATTGAAACACAAGGGAAAGAAGCTGTTATGGACTTCTGTATCTGTAACGCATTTAAGTACATCTACCGTCACAATAACAAAAATGGCGTTGAAGATATCAAAAAAGCAAAATGGTATCTGGATAAATATATCGAATTAGCAGAAAAATAAAAAAGCCGCTGATTTGCGACTTAATTATTTTCAACATAAGATTTCAGAATGTGTATCACGAGATTAGAAAGAGATCGACCTTGCTTTTTTGCAATTGCTTCCAGATCAACACGTAATTCACTTGGAACACGAACTGTTATTTGAGCATCGTTTTGCTTTTGCTTTTTAGCCATATATTACACCTCCATAAGCATAATATAACATAAACGGATAAATATTGCAATGCAAAGCAATAAAAAGCACTGCAAAGCATTGCAAAGCATTACATTTTATGATATAATACCCATATCAATTAAAGATAAGGGGTGTGTATTTATGATTATAGGCTATGCAAGAGTGTCAACCAAGGAACAGAACCTTGCAAGACAGTTAGAAGCACTTAAAAATGCTGGATGTGAAAAAATCTATACAGACAAGTTATCTGGCAAGGATTTTGATCGTCCAGATTATCAGACTATGATTGCAAATTTAACAAGTGATGATGTTTTAATTGTCTTGTCTATTGATCGTTTAGGAAGAGATTATGATGAGATCATGGAAGAATGGCGAAGAATTACTAAGACGATCAAAGCAGACATTAAGGTTCTTGATATGCCGTTACTTGACACGACTATCGGAAGAACCGGAGACTTGACAGATACATTTATCGCTGATCTGGTATTGCAGATTCTTTCTTATGTTGCAAATCTCGAACGAGAACATATCAGAGAGAGACAGGCAGAAGGAATCGCTATTGCAAAGAAAGAAGGGAAATACAAGGGCGGCACAAAGAAAGCTGTAGATAGTGAATTGCTTGACAGCAATTTGATTCTTTACCGGTCCGGTAAGATCACCAAGTCTGCATTTGCGAAGAACATTGGTGTATCAAGACCGACTTTAGACAGAATTTTGTCAGAACACGCTGCATAAGCGTTTTATGCCCTATCGCCAAATGGTAAGGCACAGGACTTTGATTCCTGCAGTTGTTGGTTCGAATCCAACTAGGGCAGCTTGGATTCTTAATGTTTTTCATTTTAGGATCCTCCTTTCGTAACCCACTAGCGGAATGCTGATTAAAGAGCCGTCACAAGGCTCGGTGGGTTTTGCCGGTTGAATGCCGGCGCGTATAAACCCCTTTATTCCATGGGGAACACACATTTCTCCTTTTGCGCGTCTGTCTCCCCAAGAAGGATGCGCACACGAAGCATAGATCAATGGCAGATCATACGGTTTTACACACCCCACGTTTTCCCGTAAATCCCGGTTCGATTCCGGGTGCTTCGTATCTCACAACCTGCATACCCAGGAATACGTTTTGACGCAACAAACTATTTTTTACCGGGTTGTGAGTGTAATATCTTGTCTGATTCTATGTCACTGATTCGCGATAATTGACTAACGAACAGTCTTGGATTTTGCGCGGTGTTCACGCGTGCGCCACACAATTTCGACTAACCCGCGGCGAAAAAAGTCGCTTCGACATGTAGTGTAATTGGCTAGCACAATTCGCATATTGCGATATAAGTGGAGTTCGAATCTTCCGTGTCGATTCCCTTGCAAAGGGACGTAAAGCAATGAAAAATCGGAGCTTAGTTGTTGGTTATCTTTGCATCCGTAAAACCATCTTGCTTTTCAGTTGATGCGTGGCGGAATAGGTAAACGCTTAAGCATAAGGCAATCCACACTTTGGTTAAGAACAAATTGCCGAATTAAAAAGGCGGCAAAGGAACCTGTATTGGTGTTACCTGTTGTGAAAAAGTGATTGCCATGTGTGGTGCAAATCCACACCGCATCAAGAGTCCGGTTAGCGACCGGATAGGCAGGCGTTGCGGTATTCCCTGCCGAAATTAAAAATGTCGATATAGGTTGCTTGACAGTCGAACATGGACAAGTGGTAATAAGTGGTCGGATGATACTTTCCTATATCGGAAACCGCACATTGTAGCATATCTCAATGGGAGAGTGGCGTGCGCACAGAAAACAACGATGAAAGCCGGATGGTGGTTCGAATCCACCTGCTACACTTTACAGCAAACTAGCTTGACGAAGCGAAAAGCACTTCCGCTGTGCCTGTTTGCTGGATTTATTGTTTTAGCGGAATAATATCAAGCGGAGGTATTGATTATGGATATAGAGTTTATAAAATCAATAATTTTCCCTAACAATGGGAAAGATAAAAGGTTGATAATGCGAGGAGATTGTATTGATTCAGAATTATTGGATTTATTAGCAAAGGCAAAAACAAATGACATGTTGAATGCATTTTACAAATATGATAAAAATCCAAAAAAGGAAGAATCGTTTTATATAGTCAAACTGCATTGCAAAAAATGTGGATGCGAATACAGCGAGAATGCCTCAAAAACAAGAGTTGTTGAAATTGTAAGATCTGTAAGAGACGGATCTGTTAATAAAAACATTTCTTTTTGCGAAAAATGCAAAGATGAAATAAAGCGTAAGGAAAAAGAAGAACGCGACAAATATACAGAAGATTGTAAAGCTCAATATAGATCAGAAACAATGAAATATATAAATTATTACGTAAACCCAAACAGAGAGTTTCTAAAAGGGCTTAAAGCTAATCAAAAGATATCAATCATAATGAAAAATGGATTTTGGGATAAATATTGGCTCGACGATAATATGGTTGAGAAAAGCGTAAAAGAATTGAAATATAGCGACTTCCTGGAAACTCCTTATTGGGAAGGAGTAAGGAATTACAAATTAAAAAAGTCCAATTATTCATGTGAGTTATGTTCTAAAAAAGGAATAATTCTTCAAGTACACCATAAAAAATACGATCGACACGGGGAAGAACACATAAGAAGTGTTGCAGATAAAGATTTAATAGTTCTTTGTTCCGATTGCCACAAGAAGTTTCACGATATTGTTATGTGAATGGAGGTGTATTTGTATGTCAGTAATAAGAGTACATAAAAGTAAGAATTTTACAGTAATGAGCAATGTGCATCTTAGAGACAAAAACCTTAGCTTGAAATCAAAAGGTTTATTGTCTATGATGCTTTCTTTACCGGATGATTGGGAATATTCGATTGCTGGTTTATGCAAGATATGTAAAGAAAACGAAACTGCAATAAAATCTTCGATCAATGAATTAAAAGATTTTGGATATATTATTGTCAAAAAAGAAAACCCAACAAAAATGAATGGAGGTAGAATAAAATATAATTATGAAGTATATGAGACCCCTCGAGATAACGAAATACAGAATGGTAAAAAACAACCCACAGAAAATCTACCTACTGAATTTCTAGGGGTAGAGAATCAAGTACAAATAAATACTAATGAATTAAATACTAAAAAACAAAATACTGATACATCTTATGCTTTTCCTAAAGGAAAAGGTAGTTCATGCTTTTCTCCCGAAAAGGCGGTCGAGCAAAGCGATGTTAAATATCGAATTGATGATGTTCCGAACCTTGTTAGTCGATATGCAGAACCAAACACGCCAGGAAGCCGAATAATCGAACTTAGAAACATTATTCAGTATTTTATAAGCAGATACGAAGAAGAATCGGATATAAGGCATATAGACGTATCAAAAAGTGCGATTAAGAGTATCGTCGATGCATATTTCCATCCGACCGGAAAAGTAGTTGATTGTGAAGCAGAAGATTATATGTGGATGATTGATGATTACTTCGCAACCGACTACAAGATGAATGGCAGGCGCGTGTCTAAGAGCTTGCAGCATTTCTTTTCCGGGAAGATCAGAGAGAATATTTACATGAAACGAATATAGGAGTGAGAGATATGTGTGACTTATGTAGAAAAATAGTTGATGTTAAAACAGGATTTTTGGATGCACTTATGACGCAAGAGGATTTTATTGCGAATGAAAATGGAACAATTTTCTTGTACATAAATACAGGCGATAGCGGATGTCCTGGAACGATAGATGTAAATTATTGCCCTGTGTGCGGTAGAAAGCTGGTGGAAGAATGAAATTTACAGGACAAGAACGTGGCGTTTCATATGAAACTACTTTTGAAGGAATGGAAGTTGAGGTAACAGTCCGCAAAATTAGCACAGGAGAAACAGAATCAGCTAAATATCATTGTTTATATCCTCCTGTTTTCGGATATGACAAAGATGATATAAAAAATGTCGAGGAAATAACTGATGAATTGATTGATAAATATGGGGGTGGGAGAATGAAAGCACTAATTAAATTCATCAAGAATCTGAAATCGTTTTATAGATTCTATAAAGATTATGAGTATAACGGAGCTGAATGCGAGTTTATTATTGAAAATTATCAAAAAGTATTATGCAGCAGAACAAAAACAATGAGTAAACCGACATATTATGCAGATGCTATTATTCATTATATTGACGAATGGTACGAAGATTCTTGGAAATCAATTTATAAATGCAATCCGATTGAGGTAGAAAAACCAAAAATCATGATAACGTCTGATGGGAAATTTGCACAGGTTTATATTGACGGCAAAAAGGTAAGATGCACCGATATGGAATTGCATTTTATCGGTCATGTAAACGAGAAACCGATGATTACCGTAGATGCTCAATGGCATAAAACTGATGAAAATGGAAATATGATTCTGAATGAAGATAAGACGGAAGTGTTGACAGAGGGAATAAAGATAAATTGCTAGGAGTGATATTATGAAAATAACAGAAATGAATAACTGCATTGAGAAAATGCGAGAGTGCTATCCGTTTGAGGATGACAAAACAGAAATATGGCTTAATAATAGGAATAAGGTTGTCACTTTGGAAGTTTGCCTTAGAACAAAAGACTTAAATGGTACAGAAATAGAAATGACAAGACCGATTGACAGTTTAGAGAGAGACATAATTGTTTTTTAACAAAATACAATTACCGGCTAACAACAGAAGTTAGTCGCTACCCTAGAAAAATTATAGGCAGAGATTTCTTTTCGGCATCTCTGCTTTAATGAGCGGAGGTGCTTTTCTTTATGGCATCTAAAGAGTTAATCAACACAGTAAATCAATATGACAATTTTATAAAGACACATCTTGTCGATGAATCCGTAATATCTGCCTACGTAGAAGCCTGTAAGGTGGCTATCAATGGCGAAAAGGATATTGAGTATGGGTTACAAATCACAAAGCGGTCTAAGGGCATTATAGAGCAATTTTGCATGAAGCAGACAGGCGGAACTATATGGGATTTAGAGAAATATGCACAAGATCATAATACGCCATATGACCTGATAGACAAATATTATGATCTTCTAAAATTGGAAAGCTATTACAATTTTGAGAGCTTTATGTATTACATGGAGCGTAAACGTAATTGGAGTAAGCGGTTTTATTATCCAAGAAGAAAGACTTTGAAGGTTGTTGTAAATGACCTTGAAGATTTGGAAAACAGAAAGATCAAATTTTACGGCTTGTCAATGCCATCCCGTGTCGGAAAATCAACAATATGTATATTCTTCCTTGCCTGGGTTGCAATGCGTAGACCAAATAGCCACTCTGCAATGGGCGGACACTCTGGAATCCTTGCAAAAGGATTTTATAAGGAACTTATGAATTTGTTTTCGACAGAAGAATATGCATTTGATGAATTATTTTTCTTTTGGAATCCAGAATATGCAAATAAATCTCTTGTAACAGACAAAAGTGCAGATGAGTTTACTATTACATTAGGAGATCCAGATAGATTTGCAACAGTTACTTGCCGAGGCATTGACGGAACATGGACAGGAGCGGTTGATGTATCAAAAGACGGATATTTGTACGTAGATGACTTGGTAAGAGATCGTGAACATTCCCTTAGCCCTACTCGAATGGAAAATACGTATCAAGAATATCTGAATAAGATGGTTGACCGTAAAAATGACGGAGCAAGGGAATTGATGGTCGGTACATTATGGAACGTTCTTGACCCGTTGGAACGATTGCGTAAATCTTATGACGGAAATCCAGAGTATAGGTTTAGGAGAATACCGGCGCTTGACGAAAATGACGAAAGTAATTTTGATTATGAAATAAATGGTTTTTCTACGGAATATTACAGAGATATGAGAGAGAAACTCGATAAGGCAGAGTGGGAAGCTAAATTTATGCAGCGACCATTTGTGCGTGAAGGATTGCTTTTCCCTACGGACGAATTAAGATATTTCAACGGAATATTGCCGGATGGAGATTTTCGCCGTATTGGAGTTGTGGATGTTGCATGGGGCGGCGGAGATAGTCTATCAATGCCGATTGGTGCAGAATATGACAACGGAGATGTATATATCTATGATTGGGTATTCAATAAAGGAGCAAAAGAAGTTACATTGCCTTTGGTGGTAGGAAGAATCATTGGAAACGGAATAAGGCAAACACGCTTTGAGGGAAACACAGGTGGAGAATTATACTGCCAATATGTTGATGAACGGTTACAGGATCAGAAATATAAATGTTCGTGTACAAGCAGGAAAGCGCCGAATAAAGTCGAAAAGCTATCAAAAATTATAGCGTATTCCGGAGACATCAAAAGGAAATTTATTTTCCTTGAATCAAAAAAGGTTACACAAGATCAGTTACAGAAAGATGCAGAATTAGGCGTTGTTCGATACCGAAGAAACGACGAATATCAAGCGGCTATGGACGAATTGACTATGTTTGTATCAATTGGAGAGAACAAACATGATGATGCTGCCGATGGACTTACACAGCTTGAAATGTTTATAGAAAATCCAAATAATCTTGCAACGGCAACAGCAACGGCAAATCCGTTTAGGACAGGAGGCTATTAAATGACAACAGCAAAATACTTATCGCAAATCAAAGAATTTGATATTAAGATTGACAGGAAGATTGCAGAAAAAAATCGGCTACGTGAAATTGCGACATCTACAGGTGGTACCGGTGATGGCGAGCGAGTGCAAACTTCTATTAAGCGTGACAAGTTGGGAGATACCGTTGCAAAGATTATTGACACGGAAAAAGAAATCGACCATTTGATTGATATTTACGTGGCAAAGAAGCAAGAAATTATTAAGCAGATCGACCAGATGGAAGATATGGAACAGTATGAGATACTGCATTTATACTTTGTTGATGGATATAACATAAAAGAGTGTGCAAAGTTTAAGAATTGTAGCACGAGAAAAGTTGATTTACTTAAATCAAAAGCAATGAAAACATTCGAAAAAATGTTTGGAAAATTATATTATGCGTAAGTTTGCGTACATTTGCGTTATTTTGCGTATGTTTGCATATTGTTTCGCTGCAGAACATATAGTATAGTTAAAATGCAAATGTTGTCTAAAGACATTTCAATTTCTTCATATTAAAATCCTTGGAAAAGCATCGTGACGTTATCGCGGTGCTTTTTTAATGCAATTTTTTAGGAGCATAGGATGAAAAATAAAACAATTTACTGTCCGAGTTGCAAGCGTAAAGTAGGCATCTATGATGGACGGTCAACATTTACAATGACATATAGTTGCCGGAAATGCGAAAAAAGAATTTCTTTCAATCCGGCAGATAATGAGATAAAGATAAAAGACAGACCGCAGAGAGAAGTATCAAGCGGAGTAACGATTATTTAGGTGTAGCAGATGAACAATAGAATGTATCTCCAAGACCTTGTTCAAGGTCGATATGGAAGAAAAATTGCATATACAAGCGTAGATAAGATAACCGCAGATAATGTTGTCAAAGTTATTGGAGAATGCATTGGAACATTTTACTACAACAAATCTGTTATCCGATATCTTTGGAATTATTACAAGGGAGATCAACCGATTTTGTATCGACAGAAGTTAACAAATGAAGATATCACAAACAGAATCGTGGAAAATCATGCATACGAAATTGTTCAGTTCAAAGTGGGGCAGACCTACGGCGAGCCGATTCAATTTATTAGCCGAAAAGATGATGAAGCAGTCAACAAGGCTGTGGATATGCTCAATGATTTTATGGCAGATGCAAACAAGCAAGAAAAAGACATCAAAGCTGGAGAGTGGCAATCCGCAACAGGAACATCATTTAAGGCGGCAAGACCTAAAGCAAATTCAGATGTTCCATTTTTAATTGTGGCACCAACACCGATGAATACTTTCACAATCTATAACGACAGCACAGAAGAACCGATGCTTTCCGTTCAGGAGTTAAAAGACGAAAACGGAAATTGGTATAAATTAGCATTTTCCGATACGACATCTTATAAGATTCAAGACGGAAAATTGATTGAGAGCAAACTTCACACATACGGCGGAATACCGATTGTTGAGTTTCCTAACAATCACGAAAGAATTTCCGATATCGAGCTTGTTATTGGTATGCTGGATGCGATAAACAATATGCAGTCCAATAGAATGGATGGCGTTGAACAGTTTGTACAATATTGGATAAAATTTGTGAATTGCCAAATCGACGAAGCAGAGTTCGAGAAAATGAAGAAAAGCCATGCTTTGGCAGTTAAGTCAAACAATGGAGATAATAAATCCGATGTCGATATTATGACACAGGAATTAAATCAAACACAATGTCAAGTCGCAAAGGATGATATATGGGATAATTCACTATCAATTTTGGCAATCCCAAACAAACAAGGAAATACCGGCGGAGATACACAGGGAGCTGTAGAACTTCGTAATGGCTGGGATTTTTCAAAGACAAGAGCAAAGCTGAAAGACCCAATTGTTAAATCGGCAGAAAAGAGACTTGCAAATGTCGTGTTAAATATCCTTAGAGTAAATGATAACGATCTAAAGTTGTCAATAAGAGATTTTGACGTGCAGATCAATCATAGTCCACAGGATAATATGTACACCAAGGCACAAACACTTACAGTATTGCTTCAAGCCGGAATACATCCGCTTATTGCGATAGCAACAGTTGGATTGTGGGGAGACGCAGAAAAGACATTTAACTTGTCGAAACCGTATCTCGAAAATCTGTATAAGACTATTGATGATGCAGAAGCGCAAAAAGCAAAGGCACAAGAAATAGTAGATCAAATGAATAAGAAAGATAAAGCAATTACTGAATAATCGGTAGTTGCTTTTATTTTTATAAATTCGCAAAGCTGTGAGCGTATAAAACAGCAATGTCACTCGGTGTCGTTGCACCGTATAAAAATTCGTATGACATGTCGGAGGTAATTATGACAAGAGAAGAATTGATCGCTATGGGAGTTAGTGACGAAAACGCAGACAAGATCATGGCAGATTATGGAAGCTCAATTCAGAAAGCAAATGCTAAAGCTAATGAGTATAAAGCAAAGGCTGGAACGGCTGATGAATTGCAGAAAAAGCTTGACGAATTAGAAGCCGGTCAGCTGACGGAAGTTGAGAAAGCAAATAAAGCTTTGGAAGCGGCAAATGAACAGATCGCAAAGTTACAGAAGGACAATGCAATTAGAGATCAGAGAGAAGCCGCAATGACTAACTTCAAGATTACGGCTGAGCAGGCAAAGACAGTAGTCAAGGACGATGGAAGCCTTGATTATGAATCTCTTGGAAAGATTATGTCCGACAAAGAGACAGCCGCTGCACAAGCAAAGGAACAAGAGATTGCTAAGAATCAAGATGTACCGGGCGGTGGAAGTGCTGGTGGCAAAGATAAAGATAAGACAGCAGATGTTGAAAATGCAGAAAAAATAACATTTGGCAATCCAGCATCTAATTCAGAAGCAAAAAACAGTTATGTGATTTAACAGGAGGTAGAGACGATGGGAAAACCAATCGTAAGAGATTTTTCTCAGGAAAAAGGAATTTTGAAGTTTTTTCCGTATGAAGGCGCAGCGTGCCTTGTAACACAGGCATCCGTATCAAGCCCGGACGAAAACGGAAGAAAAATTGTAAAAGCTGGCACGCCGTTCCCAAGCAACGACGAAAACTGCGTTGGATATTTACTCCACGACGTTGATGTGACACAGGGAGATGCTCCGGGAACATATGTATATCAAGGAACGATTGATTGGACTAAGGTTACAGGACTTTCAATTACAGACAAGGCAAGATCGGCAACACCAAGAGTAACATTCTATGGTGCGCCGGCAATTAAAGCTACAACAGAAAGTGTTTAGGAGGTAGAAGAACATGGCATTACCATTATCAGAAGCATTCACAGCGAGAAGCCTTGGCGTGATGTGGGATAACTATCAAAAAACATTAGGTTCTGCCCCTTACTTAGGCAGACAAAAGTTCGGAACGAGAAAGCAGAGTTCTCTTTCTCTTAGATTCATTAAGGGAAAGAACGGACTTCCGGTTTCATTAAAGGCATCTAACTTTGATGCACAGGCAGAGTTGAGAGATGTTGGAGGTTTCTCTGACATTCAAAATGAAATGCCTTTTTACCGGGAATCATATATGGTTACCGAGAGAGAAGAGCAGGATTACGACAACTACAGAAGCGCAGAAAATTCAAGCCTTGCAAATGATGTCCTTAGAGAAATCAGCAAGAAACCTATGAACCTCATCGAGGGCGCGCTTGTTGTACCAGAGAGACAGATTTGGCAGTTGCTTGCACCGGAAGATGGTATTCCAAGAGTAAAGGTCGTTATCGACAACAAGCCATATTATGTTGATTATACATCGGATGAAGGAGCAGAACATAAACAAAATCACTTCAAGGCTATTACAGGAACAAGCACATGGGATAAGCCTTCAACAGCGGCACCTCTTGATGATCTGATTACAGCACGTAGAGATTTCGCAAAGGCTACAGGCTATTCTCTGACAAGATTCACCATGAACACCGAGACATGGGAGATGGTACTCAAGGCAGAGGACACAAAGAAACAGGTGCTTGGTATCACAGCTTATAATGGCGGTATCAGATTGCAGCAGGCACAGGTTACAGAGTATCTTCGTGGATACGGAATCGAGATTGAGGTATACGACAAACTGTATATTGATGAAACCGGAACAACCAAGTATTTTGTGCCAACAGGAATTGTATCTGCACAGACAGCAGGCGTTTTCCTTGGCGATTATGTATTTGGTAAGACACCAGAAGAGAGAAGCGGAAGTCTCACGGACGGAAATCTGTCTATTGTCGAGACAGGTGTATCTGTTTACACATACGCAACAAATCATCCAATCAATACTCATTGCGTAGTATCTATGATTGGTCTGCCTACATTTGAGGGAATGGATAGCGTGCTTGTAATGAAGGTTAAGGAGTAGCCTATGATCGCTGAATACGGCATTAAATATAATGGCGTGTGGTATCAAGCTGGAGATGAGATTGAAGAGGAAGTGGATAAAAACACTTCCTCTGATACTTCTGACTTTATGACGCCGCCGTCAAAAAATTTTACAAAGACAGAAATTAAGCGTATGCCTGTTGGAAATCTTAGAGAACTTGCTTCTGAATACGGAATTGAAGATGCAGAAGAAAAAACAGGCGAAGAGCTGAAAGATTGTTTGATTAGCGTTTTGGGCTTATAGGAGAATAAATATGACAACATTAGAACAAGTCAAAATTCGATTGAAACAATTTCATATGGAGAAAGCTGACGGAAAAGATGTTGTTGTGTTTGATAAAATCGAAAACAATCCGATTATTGAACAACTAATTGAGCAAGCAAAAAAAGATGTTATTGCAAAGCGGTGCTACCCGGATTCTTACACACAGGAAATGATTGAAGAAGATATGAACTTTTTTGAGGGTGTCATAGTAAACCTTGTTGTGTACGACTATTCACAAGCTGGCGAGAACTACATGACAAGCTATTCAGAAAATGGAGTATCACGCCATTGGAGAGATAGAGACAGCTTGTTTGTGGGTGTATATCCGTTTGTAAAGGCATTATAAAAGAAGATTGTGCGTTATCGTGTTTGAGGTTCGGATGCGGTAGCAGGCGGTGTGCATCAAGGGTGGTGGGCGGCACATCAAATAAAATAGAAAGGCGGTATATGATTGATGACTATTGAGGTATCAACAGCAATCATTATAAGCGTGTTATCACTTGGTTTTTCCGTCTTTATGGGATTGAAAAGCAATAAAAGGACAGATGCCAAAGATATTGAGGAACGTGTGAAAGAAAACACGAAAATCAATATGAAGTTAGATGCCATTTCTAACAATACAACAGACATAAAAAATGAAGTGTCCGAAATGCGGAAAGAAATCAATTCGCATGACAGCCGTATTGTTAAAGTGGAAGAAAGTGTCAAATCTTTTCATCATCGTTTAGATGGCATTGAAGAGCGCCTGAATATGGAAAGGAGTAATTGATATGCAGGAATTATTAAGCAACGCAACATTATTACTTGCTGTAGTTGGATGCTTGGCATTTATTGTGTCCGTGATTACGCAAGTGATTAAGGGCATTTTTAAGAATATTCCGACGGACTTGGTTGTATTTGTGCTTTCTATCGCTCTTACTGTAACAGCGTTCATCGCTTATATGCAATATATTGGCGCGGTAATGCTATGGTATATGATCGTTGCATCCGTAATTGCAGGATTTATTGTGGCCTTTGTTGCCATGTTCGGATGGGAAAAGCTATCTGAATTATGGAAACGTTTCGGTAAGGATGTGAAGTAAATGTCGTTGGAAATCAACAAGCAAAAGATGATGTATTCACTTAGCCTTGGATTGCAACCGCAGTACAGACGTGACGATGATGGGAATATCATATATACCGGATATACAGACGATGATGGCACGTTTATTCCATATTTGGATGAAGATGGCAATAAGATACCAGAAGTAACAGGAGAACCGATTGAAGCATATACGGAGCCTGTTATTTTTTATTCATCCATAAGTAACAAGCTAAGCGAAGCAACAGCTAAAGAGTTTGGAATAGATGATTCAACCAATTATGCACAGTTAGTTACAGACAAAAACGCATTTCCACTTGTGGAAGGTTCATTGATATGGAAGCGGTCGGAAGTTGGCTATAAGGAAAACGACAAGACGATCATTGATTCCACGTCGGCAGATTACATCGTAAAGGGCGTGGCAGATGAAGGATTGACAGTTGACCTTTATTTGCTCCGTAAGAATGTGAAGAACGCAGAGTAGGTGATGGCATGGCACGTAAAAAGACAATCAGTATGAATTGTCTGTCTCAATCAAGCATTCAGAACGCTATAAAACAGCTTAGAGACTACCAAAATAGTTTGACGTATAAATGTCAGATGGTGGCTCAAAAGTTGGCTGAAAAAGGCGTAGAGATTGCGAGAGTACAGATTGCAGACCTTGATGCGATATTTAATCAAGATTTGATTAAAAGCATTCACTCTGAATATGTTGGAAGTGTCAAGGGTGGCGGTGTATGGGCGGTTGTGGCTGGTACGGATCATGCGTTGATGGTTGAGTTCGGAACCGGAATTGTTGGTCAAGAGCATCCTTATCCGGGAGAATTTCCGGACGGCGTAACGTGGGACTATGCAAGTGGTAAGACAATTAGACAGGCTACGCAAGACATATCTATAAATGGAGATACGTTTGTTAAGGCTGGGGAATATTATTGGACTTATATCGGCGATGATGGGAAACTGCATATCACAAAGGGTATGCCAAGCAGACCTTTTATGTATTACACATCGCTTCAACTTATGAAATTGGTTGAGAAAACTGTAAAAGAGGTATTCAAGAATGGTTGATAATACATGGGCGTACGAAAATGAAACAAAAGTTTTAGGTATTCTCAACTCATACGCTATCCCGAATTTAAGAAAGAAATTTCCAAGTATGAAGTGGCAACAAGGTGTTACGATCACCAATCTCGAAAGCAGATTGTCAAAACCAACATTTCCGACTATATACGTTCACGAATTGCCAGGAACAGAGCAAGGTCGGACGCTAGACGGTCAAAATATCAATGGTGTTTTAACCACGTTTGAGGTTCAAACGTTCACGAACACATCACAGTATGATGCGAAGCTTATGCTTGCAATAGTCGCAGACGTATTTAAGACAATGAGGTTTGAAGTAACGTCAATGCCGGAATTTAAGTCTGACGGAACAGTATACAGAAGCGTTGCGAGATTTAGAAGAATACTCGGAGCAAATGATAGATTGATGGATAAATAATTTAAGAACCTGTTTTCGGGTTCTTTTTTTATGCATATTTTTAAGGAGGTAAAAGAAGATGGCAGCAGCAGGTATTTCAACACTTGAAATTACATTCGGCTATGGTACAGAAGCAACCGCTGGAACAAAACCAACATCCTTTAAGCAGTTGACACGTATCAACGCATTGGGTGGAATCACGATCGACCCGGAACAGATTGATGCATCTGCGTTGGAAGATACAACAACAAGATACGTTAAAGGACGTGCTGACACAGGTGGTTCATTCCCTGTAACAGTAAACTTTACGGCGGAGACAATCGCAGAATGGCAGGCTCTTATCACAGAGTACAAGGCATTGTCTGGTGGAAAGAGAATGTGGTTTGAGACGATCATTCCGGGAATTGAGAAGTCGTTCTTTGTTGTAGCACAGCCACCGGAGCAGATTCCACAGCCGGAAATCGGACAGAACGAATTGCTTACAATCGAGATGAATCTTACGATTGAAGAGTATAAGGGAATGGACGAATCCGTGGCATTTACACCGGGGGAATAGTTAGTCACTCGTTAGATTCTGATACCGCAGTGATGAGTGACGAAGAATCGAATGCGGTAAACAGCTATTCATCGTATGTTGATGAATAATTAAACATTGCACAGAAAGGGCGGACTTCGGTCTGCCCCTTTCCTATGTGAAAGACATAGGAGGAAAGGTAAAAGGTATTTAATTATGAAAACAATTACAGTTGATGGAAAAGAATATAAGTTAGAGTTTGGTTTCGATGCAGTAGAATTGGGTGACCTTGTGCAGAAAATGTTTGAGGTTAAATCCGGTCTTTATGTTGCACGGTCGGCACAGGCAGGAAACAATATTGCGGTGGCAATGCTTGATGGAACAAGTGAGATGCTTGCCACAATTCCTAAGATTTGCGTGCTTGCTATTTATGCAGGATGCTTGGAACATAACCCGGTTTCTATGGATGAAGCAAAAGCTCTGTTAAAGAAATATATGAAGCAGGAAAAGAAATCTTGCACGGACGTGTACAACGAAGTGTTGATGCCATGCATGGAGGATGATGGTTTTTTCGTGATGAGTGGAATCGAGAAAATGATCGAGACCATGAATCAGGCAATGGAGCAGGAAGAGAATGCGGAACAGACACAGAAGGTAGTGCCACAAGACCACAAGAAGAGTTCCAAAGCGTCCGCGAAGTAATATGGAAGGGTTTCTTTCCTTCGGCATATTCTATGGGAATTTCGTATGAAGAATTTAAGCATATGAATCCGCGTAAGCTGGAATATGTAAGAGACGGATATAAGCAAAAAATCAAACAGATAGATGCTCTTAATTGGATGAACGGTCAGTATACTATGTCCGCAGTTGCGGTTGCAATCGAAGCAAACTTCGCAAAAAATCCAAAAGGAAAATATATGAAAAAACCTGTTATCTTGGCTATGGAAACGCGAGAAGAAGATTTGCAAAAGCAACGCGAAGCGTTTCTGGCTGGACTTCTTGCTATGCAGGCAAATTATGAATTGGAGCATCCAAAAAATAAGAACAATACAGACGGTACAACATAGGTTTGTGCCGTCTTTTTTACTATGTGACAGAAAGTTGGTGTGATCGTGGCAACGGAAATTGATAGCCTTCAACTTAAAATCGGAGCGGAAGCGCAGAAAGCGTATAACGATATTGACAAACTCATAAATAAATTGGGTGTTCTGTCTAAGTCATTGGGCGGCGTAGATACTAAAGGACTTCAAAAGCTGGCAAGCGGCGTGAATATCCTTAGTGGCGCAATGCAGAGTTTCCAAGGTGTTAAACTGTCCGATTTTACACGAATTTCCAAGGGAATACAGAAATTTGAAGCGGTGGACGGAACAAAGCTATCGCAGTTATCAAGCACGTTGACACCGCTTGCAAGTGGAATTGCTACGCTTAGTGGCTTGAATTTTGACAACAAAGGTCTTGTGAATTTTATAAATTCGATTACAAGATTGTCAAATTCAAATGTGAGCGGTCTTAATTCCGTGAATTTTGCACAGTTGAGCGCAAACATAAACCAACTTACATCGGCGTTAAACAGCTCGAAAACTGTTGCAAGCAATACCATTCAAGTCGTAAATGCGGTGTCGAGATTGGCAAGTGCCGGAGCAAATGCACAGGCAACAAGCACAGCATTACCACTATTAGGGGCAAACCTTAAACGCCTGATAAATTCATTGTCAAAAGCTGGCGTTGTATCAGAGAATACAATACAGTTTGCATCGGCGTTAGGACTTCTTGCATCTGCTGGAAACAGAACTGCACAAACAGCTGCAAACCTTGATGCGCTTGCGGAAGCGTTGAAACGGTTTATGCAAACAATGTCAACCGCACCGACAGTTAATGCAAACATTATCCAAATGACGCAAGCAATCGGACAACTTGCATCGAACGGTAATCGCGTCGGTGGAGTGACACGCGGACTTACATCTTCGCTTAATAGCTGGGGAAATTCTGCAAAGAAAGCATCAAAGCACTCATTTAACCTTGCATCTGCAATCGGTAAAGTGTATGCGACATATTGGATGTTGTTCCGTGCGCTTGGTGTATTTCGTAAAGCAATAGATATAAGCGGTGCATTGACAGAAGTTCAAAATGTTGTAAGTCACAGTTTTGGACCGTCTATGGATAAAGTCGAAGAACAGGCTAAGAATGCGATTTATACACTTGGAATGTCCGAATTGTCATTTAAGAAATATGCGTCAACATATCAATCAATGGGCCTTGCTATGGGTATCACCGCAAAACAGGTCGGAGATGCGAACAACTTCCTTGCAAAATCCACAAATGGATATGTGCAAGCATCCGACGATATGGCAGATGTGTCTCTGAATCTTACTAAGTTAGCCGGAGATATTGCATCGTTCTATGATAAGTCGCAAGCAGACGTTGCGGAAGATTTGCAAGCGGTATATACCGGCATGGTCGTTCCGCTTCGTAAATATGGTCTTGACCTTACACAAGCAACTTTGAAGCAATGGGCGTTGAATAATGGCATGAATGCTAATATTGATAGCATGTCACAGGCTGAAAAGACAATGCTTCGTTATCAGTACGTTATGTCGCAGACAACCATGGCGCAAGGCGATTTTGCAAGAACCGCTGATACATGGAACAACCAAGTGCGATTACTTGGAGAGAATTTCACGCGACTTGGTGCTATATGGGGTAATGCCGGCATCAACATGTTAAAGCCTTTGCTTCAAGCACTTAACAAGGGCTTGGATGCAGTTATCAATTTTTCGGAGAATATCGTTAATGCTTTAGGAGCAATATTCGGTTGGAAATTGGAAATCCAACGTGGTTCGCTTGCAGATGATTTTGAGAATGCGGCAACAGGCGCAGACGATCTTGCGTCTGGAACAGGCAAAGCGGCTGATAATGCTAAGAAGTTAAAGCAACAATTACAAGGCTTCGACGAACTGAATGTACTGAATACGCCTAACGATAGTTCCGGTGGTAGTGGTGGTTCTGGTGGTAGTGGCGGTGCATCTTCCGGTGGTTCAAGTGGTGGAATGAAGTTTAACGTCACAGAGACAGACGGACTTTACAAGAGTGCCATTTCTAACCTTAGAGGACTCGGAGAATACATCGGAATAAATCTGACGAAAGAACTTGAAAGCATTGATTGGGATAGTGCTTACAAGGGTGCGGAGAATTTTGGAAAAGGATTGGCAGACTTTTTAACAGGTCTTATATCTCCACAGCTTTTCTACGCAACAGGAAAAACTATTGCAAATTCGTTAAACACTGCAATTACTGCATCACTTAGTTTTACAGATAACTTTGATTTTGACGACCTTGGATTGTCCATTGCGTATGGAATAAACGGATTTTTCCAAAACTTTGATTTTAAGAAGTTTGCAAAGGCTATCAATGGTTGGGTAGATGGAATCGAAGATACAATATTTACTGCCTTAAAAAATATATCATGGTCGGATGTATTAAAAGGTGGTGTTGATTTCCTTACCGAATTAGACCTTGATACGGTTGTAATTGCCATCGGTGCTTTTAAATGGATGCATGGCGGTAAAGAGATTGCCACAGGCGTGTTAAAGAATTTGCTTGCAAAGGAAATATCAACAGGAATTGGCGATAAAACCATTCCTCTTAGCAAAGCAATTTCTATCTCAATTACAACAGCGGTAATTGGATTTAAGGTTGGAAATTGGCTGTACGAAAATACACCGTTCAGTAAGTTTGCAGATGTACTTGCAAAGTGGCTTGTAGACAAAGAGGGGAATGTAAACATTGCAAAGGCTATTAGCCTTACGATTGCTTCTCTTGGCGTTGTGATTACGGCTGTGAAACTAACATCGGCTGCAAAAAACGCAATCACAAATGCAATAGTTACTCATTTTGCATCTTCTTCCGTAGGAAATGCGGCAGGAGGAGGTTTGCTTAGTGGAATGGCGGCTTACTTTAAGACAAGCACCGCAACCGCTTCTTTGGGACAAATAGGGATTGCCATTGCTGCAGGTCTTGGACTTGGAGAATTGATCGGAAAACAAGTAAATACAGGTCTTGCATCTCTTGCAGAATCACAGGGAGACAGCGAATTGGCATCGTATTATAGAGAATACGATACGCCATTCAAAGCTATCAAAGGATTGGTAGAAACAATCAAAGAAGGACATACTAGCATAGGAGAACAGGTAGCAGAACAAATAAGCAACATAAAAATTATGGAGCAAAAAATATCAGATCTGCCACCGCAGGTACAAAAAGTATGGAAATCCGTTGCAATGGGTGAAAAACCATTAAAAAGCATAGGAAAAACAGGAAGATCTTCTTTTGGTGTGCTTAGTGAAGCAATCGAAAATGCTTCATGGAAAATGACTGAAAAATTCAGCGGATTTTTAAAATTGATTCCTGGATATGTGGAACAAACGGGGAAAGATGTCGATGGAAAGACTAAAAACGGATTAGCCAATGTTGGAGCTTCTGTTGCAAATGGGAAAAATCAAATAACGTCGCTTGTTAAGCAGACTAAAAATAGTGTAGTTTCCGATTACAATAACATGAACAACAGCGCATCTAACAGTGTCAAAAATATGTCACAGAATACGACATCAAGCGTACAAGGAATGGCTGGGTCGGTTGTAACAAGTATTCAAGGAATGGCAGGAAATTCTACAAACAATTTTTCTGTTATGACTAAAAATGCTACAAGCTCAGCTAATGGTATGTCGTTGTCTGTGATTAATGCTTTAACAGGAATGAAGAACAGTTCTGGCACAACTCTTAATGGTATGGCATCCGATATGGCACAGAAATTTGCTAAGATGAAAGTAGATTCATCAAACGGTGGAAAGAACGTGACTAACGCATTTGTTGGCGCTTTAGGAGGACTTCGTGGTGGAGCAAATAATCAATGGGGCGGTGTTGAATCCGATACAAGAAAACATACAAAGAATACGAGCGGAATAATTCAACGTGAGAATTGGAATCCGATCGGAGCGAACCTTGTCAACGGACTTAGAATCGGCTTAACAAACAAATGGAATAGCACAGGCCCAGCCGGACTTGTCGGCGGTATCGTGTCTCTTGCAAGAGGATTGACATCCGCATTAAAACGTGCGTTTGGTATTCATTCTCCGTCTCGATTATGGAATAAAGAAATCGGTCAATTCTTGCCACCCGGCATCGGTTTGGGTATGGAAAGTGCCATGCCTAAGTTGTTAAGTGATGCAAGCGGAATGGCTACAGATTTGACATCTGCATTCAACACATCCTTGCAGTTTACAGACCCATTGCAAGATTTAGCTGATATGTCAGCGGATATTGCATCATCAATCAACACAGATGTGGCAACAAGCACGTCGACAGTTATTGATACCGGTCGGATGTCAACAGACATTGCAAGCGGAATTGTAGATGGAATGTCAATGTCACAGGCAGATCAGAACCGGTTATTGCGTGAGCAGAATGACTTGCTTAGACAACTTCTTGCAAAAGATACAGGAATATCATCAAATGATATATTCGAGAGCGTTAAGAGGTCGAACCGGCAAGCGTACAACCGGACAGGTACAAATCCATTGTTATATTAAGAATTTATAGGGTAGGCACGTAAATGTGTCTGCCCTTTTTATGTGAGGTGGTTAGATGGCATATAAAGGCTATTTAATTAAGATTGGCAATTACATATTTCCGCTTTCGATGATTAAGGCAGAAAGCTACAAGGCAACGAATTACGGACAAGACTTGGATTCAACACGTGATGTAAATGGAATTTTACATAGAACGGCTTTGGAAAATACTGCACCGAAAGTTGAATTTGAGACACGAAATATGCTTGATAATACGCAGGTGTCAAGCATTTTTGCGAATATTCAAGCCAACTATACAAATGCAGTTGAGAAAAAAGCAAGTGTTGAAGTATATGTGCCTGAATTAAATAAGTATGTGACAAGTGATATGTACATGGCTGATTTTGAACCGACTATGTACTTTGCTGATGAAAAGGAAATCAAGTATCTATCAACAAGAATGGCATGGATTTCTTATGGAGTAAAAACAGTATGATTAAGATTTCGGAAGATATTAAAAAATTATATATCGAAGATGGAACGCCGATCGAATTAGAAGTGCGGTTTAAGGATAATGCATTTCCAACGATTAAGGGTTTGGACGTGCTTTCAGAGCAAATGACATTGCACGAATCAATTTGTGAAGAAGAACAGTTGAAATTTGGCGGTTGTAATGCATCCAGCTTTGAATTGACAGTATTCAATTTGAATAGCGGAATTAAAGGATATGAAATCGAGCCGGTACTTATCACCAAAAAAACAGAGATTCCGTTGGGCGTGTTCTACGTGGAAACGATTGAGAAATATGCTGGCAAAGACTATAAGAAACTGACCGCATACGATAAAATGCGGTATTTCGATGTTGATGTTAAAGATTGGTATGACAGCCTTACATTTCCTATCAGCGTTAAGAATTTTAGGGATAGCCTTTGCAATTATGTCGGAGTGGAGCAGAACGATGTCACGCTGATTGCAGATAATGTAATGCTTACCAAAGAGCTTGATTCGTCAAACGGAATCAACGGACTTTCTCTGATGAAACAGATATGTGAAATTAGCGGTGTGTTTGGTCGGATGGATAGATATGGCAAGCTTGATTATTTGTCACTTGAATCTTCTATGTTGTTGCCGGCTGATGATTTATTCCCGGCAAACGACTTATACCCATCTGCCGGAAGTGGAGATAGTGAAAATTCATTCAATATTTCTACGTCACTTATGTATGAGCATCCGCTTGTTGAGGACTTTTTCACATCAAATATCGACGGAGTAATAATCGTTGATTCAGAGGGCGCACAGGTATTGACAGAGTACAATCAAAATCCTTATTACGTGCAAGATAACTTCGTGATTATTGGGCAGACACACGAAACGATTACAGCACTTGCGAATGCTTTGTTGAGTAAGATTTCGTCTATATCTTACCGACCAATCAATTCTTCAAAGATAAAAGGTCAACCATACGTTGAATGTGGAGATTTTATAAGCGGAGAAGTCAATGGATATGGTTTTGAAGCATACGTTTTTCAACGTGATTTAACAGGAATTAAGGCGCTTCGAGATGCTTATATCTGTAAAGGTAAAGAAATGCTTGAAAACGATATGAACGGTGTGACCGCACAACTTCAACGTCTAAATAAGACAACAGAAAGAGTTAAAACATCCGTAAAAGTCACAGAGAAGGGTTTGGAATCGGAAGTAAAAAGAGCAACGGACGCAGAAAGCGAACTGTCTACAAGAATTGAACAAACTGAACAGCAAATTGTCTTACGCGTGGATTCTGCAACAGGCAAAATTGTTCAAGTATCGCTTATCGGAGATACAGGAAGCGGAACAGAATTTAAGGTTGACGCAGATAATATAAATCTGTCTGCAAGTGATGTAATCAATCTTCTGTCCGGAGGAACAATCAATCTTACAGGTAAGAATATTGCAATAACTTCTGATAATTTCAGCGTTACAAAAGAAGGAAAAATGACTTGCAATGACGCAAACATCGAAGGCGACATCAATGCAAAAACATTTAAGAGTGAATTTTATTACAATGGACAAAAGTATTCAGAAATGAGATTGTCAGCAGAAGGATATGAAGACAATGTCGGTTATTTAATTATGCAGGAGTTAATATCTATTCTTGGAGCAAAATTAAGGCACACGATAATTACACCGACGAGCGTTGGAGTATATGAAGATGGATACCCAAAAACCGGAGATTATGCTAATGTGGAAACGGCTGGTTTCTTTACGAGCGGAACTGCATATTTGGGATCTTCGCCGGTTATTGCCTCAGACAAAAGCATCAAGATAAATATTCAGTCACTAGACACAAAAAATTCTAGTGACTTTATTTATGCCTTGAATCCCGTTGAGTACAAGTATAAAGATGGCACATCTGATCGCCTGCATCACGGATTTATCGCACAGGAGCTTCACGATTCTATGCAGAGCGATTGGGGAGTTTACTGCGACGCAAATATTGACACAGGGGAAAATGGTGGTAAGGCAATTCGATATGAGGAACTGATCGCCGACCTTGTAGCAACGGTGCAATCGCAAAACGAAAGAATTGCAGAGTTAGAGAAGAAGTTAGGAGGTAGATAGCTATGTCACAAGGATGGAGTAAGATATTCAATAGAATAAATTGGTTGAATAGACCAAGCACAAACACACCATTGAACGCAACAAACCTAAATGCTGGAGATAGTGCAATTGATAAATTGGACGATCGTATCATTACGCTTGACACCGTTAAGGCAGATATGCAAGTCGTAAATGACATGGTTGCAGATGTGTCATTAAATAGTAATACAGGCGTTATTACTGTAACGTACAAGAACGGTTCACATGTAGATTATGATACAAACCTAGAAAAAATTGCTGTGAATTTTTCTTACGATTATGTAAATCAGAGACTTGTTCTTACGTTAACAGATGGCTCTAAACAATATGTAGATATGTCTGCGCTTATTACACAATACGAGTTCGAGGATTCTGCGACAATCGCATTTTCGATTAACGATAAAACAGGAGCCATTTCTGCATTTATTAAGAATGGTTCAATTACTGATGCGATGCTTGAAACGGGTTATCTTGCTAAGATTACAGAACAAGCAGCCAAAGCGACAAACATGGCAAATTCGGCAACGACAAGTAGTAATTCTGCATACGACAATGCTAAGTTATCACAATCATACGCTATCGGCGGTTCAGGTGTTCGTGATGGCGAAGATACCGATAACTCTAAATATTACAGTGAACAGGCAAGCAAGAGTGCGACGGCATCTGCTAATTCAGCGAGTGCGGCAAGCACAAAAGCAGGTGAAGCAGCATCAAGTGCATCGTCAGCAAGTGCATCTGCAACCAAATCTGCAACGTCAGAAAGCAACGCAAGCAAGAGCGCATCGTCTGCCGCCACAAGTATGTCAACGGCAAACACCAAAGCAAGTGAAGCCGCACAAAGTGCGACATCGGCAGTCAATAGCGCTTCCACAGCCACATCTAAAGCGTCGGCGGCATCCACAAGTGCATCTAACGCCGCAACGTCAGAAGCAAACGCAAAGAAATATTATGAGCAAGCAAAAGCCATTTCTGAATCATTCAGCGGAGCATTGCGACCGATGGGAACTGTGACATTTGCAAATCTTCCGTCTGTTGGTTCTGCATCTGCCGGTGATATGTACAATATATCCGATGAGTTTGTTACAACGTCTGATTTTGTTGAAGGTTCGGGAATCACAGAACCGGCAGGAAGTAATGTTTACAAGACAGAAGCCGGTAAATGGGATGTCTTAGCCGGAAGTCCTGTAACAGGTGTAAAAGGAGAGAAAGATAAAGTTTTTGGGCGTGGAAATGTAAATATTACATGCGCAAGCATAGGAGCGTTACCTACAGATGGAGATAGCCAAGATAACACTGTCACATTCACATCTAATGATTCATTGACAGGAGATTCCACACCACCGGCACTTCTTACAAGCGGAGAGACACACGCTTCGATTCTTAGCAAAGTGTCTACTATCTTCAAAAATGTAAGATGGTTGCTGTCTAAGATGGGAACGACAGATATTTCCGCTATTGGCAACGGTACTGTCACAGGTGCGTTAAGTACACTAGACTCGAATAAACAAGATTCCGATACCGCAATAACGACAAGTAATATAGGTTCGCAGACTGTGTATCAAGCAACACATATAGGTAATTGTGAAGTACAAAATGTAGCAAGTGGAAATAAAAATTATTATTTAGGTGCTGATGGTGGAACAAATCCTATACAATGGATTCCTAGAAATAGTATGGCTGTAGGATATGCTAATAATGCAGGTGCAGTAAATGGTTATGCAATTAATTATATTGAAGGAAAAGGTACTCTTGGATCATCTGCATATGTAGCTAAAGGAGACGCATATTATATAAGATTTGGTAATGTCGTTATTTTATATTGTTATGATTTAATAATAACTCCTGGAACTAATAATAATTCAGTAATAGTTAGTGACCTTCCAGCATCTGCAAAATATTTTGGAGTTCAAAGAACTAATTCAGGTAATCAAACACTTAGATTTGGTATGGACAGAGATGGAAAAGAACTAAAAGTATGGTGGGATTCCTTTTCTACTGTGGATGGTACTAATAGTAAACCTTGGTCTTTTGAAATTGTTTATCTTTGTAAATAAAAAATATTCAAGTAATGTTTTATTCACAAATCGTTTTGGAGATAGATGGAGTAAACAATCTATCGAAAAAATGGTTAAAACAATAGCATCTAAAGCAAATGTTGGAATCGTGATTGACATATATGATGCAATTACTTCATAAATATTGTTTGCCAATTTTGCTCTCCATCTTGACTATGAAAATATCCTATATGTCCATCATTTAGGAATTGTACTAAGTAGGATTCGGTATCTGATATTTTCCATTTGATTTCGGATCGGTTCTGCATTGATAAAAACTCCATATATTTGACATTATATATAAAGCAGTTTTTGTCTTGCTTATTCGAGTTTAGTTTATTTTGACCGGGGCTTGACAAGCAGGCGTATAATAATTCCTAAAAAACTTTTTAGGAGAATTTTACAAGGTTCTAGTATCGAACATAAAGGAGTAGCATAACGATATATCGCCTAATGGCTTTATATAATTTTTTAGACCTAATGAAACATGTAGGTCTTGTTTTGATGTTTATTTTTAGGAGGTAAATAACCATGAACATTATTGAAACAAACTTAAAATTCGGAACTTTATCAAAGAGATCAAGCACAAAGAGAATTATTCTTCATCATGCGGCGATGAATGGCTCTGTCGAAGCTGTTCACAACGTACACAAAGCTAAGGGATGGTCTGGAATCGGATATCACTTTTATGTTCGCAAGGATGGTTCAATTTATCGTGGGCGACCTGAATACGCAATCGGCGCACACGCTTCCGGTTCAAACTACAATTCAATCGGAATTTGTGCAGAAGGAAACTTCGAGAATGAAACAATGTCGGATGCACAGAAAAATGCAATTAAGGAGCTTATCGATTACTTAAAGAACAAATATAAAATCACAACAGTTGTTAGACACAGAGATGTCGGTTTGACAGCGTGTCCGGGAAAGAATTATCCGTTTGACTATATTACAAATGGTTCTGTTTCTGCTGACGTCAGCAAGCCGGAAAATAATCCAGTTCCAAATGTGCCGGGAAAAGATGCAATCGTGAGAAACGGACAGACACACGCAAATAATTTTGCTGGTGTCAAAATTTCTGTTGATGGAATCCGAGGAGTCAACACAATCAAAGCCGGAATTAAGGTTTTGCAGACAGCAATCAATCTTGATTACAAGAAAGGAATTGCTGTTGATGGCATCTGGGGTAATGGTTCTAAGACAGCTCTTGGAAGTCATTATGTCAAGCGTGGAGAGAAACAATATATGGTCACTGCGGTACAAATACTGTTGATGCTTAAAGGATATGTTTGTCAACTTGAATGTCCGGGTATATTCGGTTCTAACCTTGAATCTGCTGTAAAACAGTATCAGAGAGACTATCAACTTACGGTTGATGGAGTTGTTGGATATAATACATTTATGTCTTTAATTCATTAAGTCGATGTCTGTCGAACTTTTTGACACGATTCAAATAGAAATATTAAGTCAACAGTGATATTATAAATATGTTCCCAATAGGAACACCAGAATCCCCCTCAATATTCTGGTCGGGGCGGTAGACAAGTGCTATCGCCCTATATTTATCACATTCTCCCCTTAAATATTGACACAAAAGAACGTATGTTCTATAATAGGCATATGGATTTGCGAAATTATGTGTTAGGGGGTTACGACGTGGAAGAGAAGAGGAAGAAGTTGTGCGACATGATCGCGAAAATTACAAATGAGAAATTGATGGACTATTTGATTAGGTTTATTGAGTTAGCCATCAAAGAGTGGAATTGAGAAAAGGCAGAGAAAAAATCTCTGCCTTTATTTTTATATTATTCTATACAAGCCAAAAATCATTAAAATTATTAAAATTATAAACAATACAACCGAAAACCAAGAGCAAGCGTGAATGTAATTATCATATTTTTTAGATTGACCGATTGCCAAATCTATCACAGAAATAATAAATCCTAAAATAATCAAAAATCCAAAAGTGAAAAAACCAACAAGGCTGATTATTCCAGATAATGCACTCAATGGGCTTTCAGTTTTCTTTTTTTGTTTCGTATCAATTTGAATATTTCTTTGAGGTTGAAACTGTAATCCGCAATAACTGCAGAAAGCAGATCCATAAGGAATATATTGATTGCACCTAGGACATATCATATAATTATTAGATTGCTGATTATCCATATAAAATCCCCCTTTATTATTTATTCATGCTGCGCATTATTTGCATAATAGCTTTCTGATCTGCTTCTGAAAGTGAAGAGTATAATTTGATTAGTTCAAAATGTTCGTCCGCCATTGACAAAGATGGTACTTCCGACTTCTTTCCCATCATATAATCTGTCGTAACGCCAAAATATTTTGCAATTTTCTCAATTTTATCCATCTTAGGCGTAGACTTTCCTTTTTTCCAATCCGAAAACGTCATATTAGATATTCCTGTAGCTCTTGCAACATCTGCACTTTTTACTCCATTCATGTCTAGTAGTTTTTGGTATATTTCGTACATTTTACGCGCACCTCCAAAATATTAAGGAAATCTTTAATTTTCTATTGACAATTAAAGAAAACCATAATATACTAGACCTAGATTAAGGAAATCCTTAAAACCTAGGCTGTTTTGTTATATTGTTATTCGACGATTTCATTATAACGGATTTCCTTAATAATTGCAATGAATTTTTAAGGAAAGGAGAAGTTTTATGTCGAAAATCAGAAAATATGGTCAATCATATTCCAAATTCGAAAAGAAATTATCTGAAAAAGGAATTACCCCTTACAGAGTAGCAACCGATCTTAATATTTCGCCAATGCTTTTATCAGATTGGAAAAATGATAAAAGCAAGCCAAAGTTAGACACAATGATTTTAATTGCGAATTATTTGTCTATGCCGGTTACAGATTTTTCGGATTTAGAAAGCGAGGCGTAGAATGGGAGATTTAAAGATTTTTACTAACGAAGAATTTGGAGAAATTAGAACGTCTTTGGTAAATAGTGAGCCGATGTTTTGCTTGTCGGATATTTGCAAATCTCTTGGACTTAGTCAACCATCAAAGGTTAAAGAAAGACTTAATGAAAAGGGTGTGCGTACTATTCCTACCCTTACATCTGGCGGAGAGCAGAATCTGCTTTATATTAACGAGCCAAACCTTTATAAGGCGATTTTTCAAAGCAGGAAAGAGAGTGCAGAGCGTTTTACAGAATGGGTAACGTCAGAGGTTCTTCCGTCAATTCGTAAGAATGGCGGATATATAGCCGGGCAAGAAACACTATCTGACGATGAATTGCTTTCAAAGGCTTTGCTTGTGGCACATAACAAGATTGCCGAAAGAGACAAGATTATCGAGCAAAAACAGGCAAGAATTGAGCAGATGAAACCGAAAGCGATATTTGCAGATGCGGTGGCAACAAGCCGGACATCTATCCTTATCGGAGATTTGGCGAAGCTGATTTGCCAGAATGGTTATCAGATCGGGCAGAAGAGGTTGTTTGAATGGCTTCGGAGCAACGGATATCTGTGTAAGAGTGGTTCATCACGTAACATGCCGATGCAGAGATATGTCGAACAGGGATTGTTTGAAGTGAAAGAAAGCAACGTGCAGAACCCTGATGGAAGCGTAAGAATTACACGCACAACTAAGATTACTGGCAAAGGGCAGCTGTATTTTGTGAATAAATTTTTAGGAAGGGAGATTGAAAATGGGAGAAACGATTAAAGGCTATAAGGGATTTAACAAAGATATGACGTGCCGTGAATTTCAGTATGAAGAAGGAAAAGAGTACGAAACTGACAAAGCGGAAGTATGTGAGAAAGGTTTTCATGCTTGCGAATATCCGCTTGATTGTTTTAGTTATTACAGCCCGTCAGAAAGCGTATATCACGAAGTTGAACAGAGTGGAGAGATAAGCAGTAAAAAGGGTGAAGATACGGAAATAGCATCTACAAAAATCAAAATTGGAGCGAAGTTGAGTATTGCCGGAATCGTACAGGCGGCTATTGAATATACATCAAGCAGAGCGAAAAAAGAATCTGATAGTGATTCAAGAAAAGGTGCTTCATCGGCTACCGGATATTGCGGTGCTTCATCGGCTACCGGAGATTACGGTGCTTCATCGGCTACCGGGAATTGCGGTGCTTCATCGGCTACCGGAGATTACGGTGCTTCATCGGCTACCGGAGATTACGGTGCTTCATCGGCTACCGGAGATTACGGTGCTT